GGTCGGCTGCGGCTGCTTTGGCCTGGGCTTTCTCGGTTGTTTTCCTGGCCATCGTCAAGGCGCAAGTTGGGCTGCACACGGTTTGCAGGGGTCTGGTCTTGGTGTAGACGCAGGAGCAAACCTTGCACTTGTGCTGCCGTTCTGCGTTTGTGGTCATTTCGCCTCTATTTTGTAATCGTGGAACACGGTGCCCAGGCTGGCATCGCCAACCTTGCAAGCCTTGACCCAGACGTTTTTTCCGCTGGCAAGTCTGCGAATGTGGCCGCGACGGTCGTGCAGCCTGGGGGATGCGTGCGTGCCGCCTTTCGATTCGCCTCTGGCGGTCTTTGGGCCGATCTTGACGGTGCGCCAGTCGTAGGTCGGCGTTTTGCCTGCAGCGATTTTGCGCCTGTTCGTGAAGGTGTCGGTTATCACTGGCTGATAGCACTCACAGCCGGTGTCCATGCTTTCCAGCCACTTGGACATGGTGGCCAGCATGATCTCGGCCACATCTCTTGGCAGGTCTTGGCCTTCATCGACCGGGCCGTACTTGATCTGGCCATCCACGATGGCGTAAACCATCGGCGGAAAGGTGGTGTATTTTCCAGGCTGTCCCTTGCTCAAGTCGAGCACGATGCCTTCCTCTGGATCATCTCCGGCAGCCAGCATCATCATCTCGTAACGCTCGTGGCTTGATGTTTGGCCAGCCCAGAGCACCAGGCTTTTCTCAAACGGTGGCCGGTGGCTCGTCAGGTTGTCGATCTTGATGCCGGTGGACAGGTCAGCGCCTGAAATGTCAAACCACTGCATTTCGGTCGGGTCAAAGCCGGATGCAATGACCGACTTCATGATGGAGCGAACATGTGCTGTTGTCATAGCCTCTCCGTGTGGTTGGTGATGTAGTGGTGCTTCAGCATCTCGATGGAGCCGATCACCTCGTAGACGTTGGAATGGTCACCGAGCACGCAGGACATTCGCAGGCCATCGGCCAGGAAGCCTGCAGCAAAGAATGACTGCAGTCGGCCAGATTCAGCGTCGGCCAGGATGTCTTTGAGCGCAGCGACCAAGGCCGCGTTCGGCTCGTTGGTTGGCACGGACGCGCCGCGCAATGGCGTGATGTTGCTCATGTGATCTCTCCGGTCTCTGGGTCAACGTACTCAGGCGCGGTGAAGCGCACACCCTGCTGCGCACCAAAGGCCTCGATCAATTGCTGCAGCTCGCTCATCTCGGGCTTGGTCATCTTGCTGGTGGACTTGCCGAGCACCACAAAGCCGCCATCGATGCCAGGCACGACGTCCTGCTTGGCCAAGCTGGCGGTGAACACGTGCTTCCATTCCTCTTCCGACAGCTTGCGGCCATACCAGTTCACCTGCTTGCTGACGTCGGTCAACATCGCCCACAAACGCGCATTTTGTGCAAGCGTTCGGGTTTCCGGCTTGATCTCGACCACCACCCGCTGGCCAGCCATCAGCATGGACTTGAGCAGCGGCCAAAGCTGCAGGGTGATGATCTTGTGGGCCTGCACCGGCTCCCAAAGGGTGAATCGTTGGCGTTCGGTCATGTCAGGCACTCCCGGACTGCGATCCAGCACTCGTCGAGGCTGAGGGGGGTTTCGTCAATGCCTGGGCGACGGATGCCAAGATGCGCTCCCGGCCAGGGTTCTGCGGGTATCGGGCAATCGCTGCCAGCATCCCTGCTGCTGCTTGTTTGTTCGGCCTGGTGCTGATCACCAACCGGGTGCAGCACGACAGGCACCCAAAGTGATACTGGCCGGACAGCGGGTTCGTGGCGTGAGCTTGGCAGGCTGTGCATGTCATTCGCCCTCCTGAATTTTGAGCGCCTTCTTTGCGCACTCCAGGCTGCCGATGTTCACTCGGTCGCCAGCGGCCTGTCTGGCCAGCAGCTTGCGTGCCCAGTCGCGCCCGTCGTTCATGACCTCAAACTCCACCGGGCCGATGGGCTTGGCTTCTGGCGGTGGCAGCCTGCGCGGTTGGCCGTCGCTGAAAGTCTTGCGCGGCATCACAGCCTTGCAGATCGCCTCGAACTGCGGAAGGTTTGGCGGGAAGGCAGGGCACTCGTCGGCCAGGCGCTTGGCTGCCGTCTCGATGGTGTCCGGTGAATACTTGGCCAAGCCTGCCTCCCAGACCAGCATGGCGGCACGGATGCCCTTGTCCTTACCGTTGGCGTCGCGCTCGCCGGTGGAAAACTTGGTGGTGAACAGGCTGCCGTAAGACCCGTGCAAGACGATGAACAGCTTGCGGATCGTCGGGTTGTCTCCACGGGGTGCGGGTTGTTGGCCAGCGTTCTGGATGGCCTGGCTTGCCATTTCAGCGAGGTTATTCATTGTCGAACACCCCATCAAAAATGGCTCGGGAGGCTGCAGCGTGTTTGTGCTCGTTTCGCCCTTGTGCGCTGCGCGTTGCGGTCTGCCTGCGCACCCAGTTGCGCCAGGTGGCTGGCCAGTCGGTTTTGACGCCCTTCTGGCCAGGCTGTGCAATCCAGTAATCCAGAAACTCAGCAAACACCGTCTGCGGGTCAAGGTCTGCGCGTTCTTGCCTGCAAAACCCAATCCACTCGTCTGGCAATTCAAAACCTGTTGGCAGGCGCGTGCCGCGCTGCGTCTTTGTTTTCTTGTGTTCTGGGTCTTGTGTTATGTGTCTTGTGTCTTGTGTAGCATTGCTTTCGCTATGCGTTCGCATTGCGTCCGCATCTTTTTGCTTGCTCCACCTGGCCTTGGCGCTCTCGCTGGCCTTGGTCGACTTCTCGCCAGCCCTGGAAATCTCTTGGTCTGCCCGGTGGTTTGTCCATCCGTTCTCATTGCGAATGAAGAACTCTTGCAAAACGACCGCAATGCAGTCGGTATGCGTTCGCATCCTAATCAGGCGTGCGATCTCGCTGGTTTCCAAAGGCAAAGGGGTCTCGTGAAGGTAGTACCAATCCAGCATTCGCCGGTAGGCCAGGTCTTCAAGGTCTGAGAGGTGTTCGGTGTGGCTTTTGTAGTCGCCAATATTGAACTGGTAATAGTGCATTTTTTACCTTACTTCGTCGGTTCGCTTCACAAAAGAAACAGCGGCAGGACGGTGAAGAATCGTCTTTTCGGGAGCTACCCTAGCCGTGTTCAACATTCACTTTACCTCAGGCCGCAGGCTCATTCAAGCTCTTGCGGTACATGGCACCAAACCTTTTATCAAGGGCTGGACGCCACCGGAAGGCCACGCCATTGATCAGCCAGGCCTGGACAGCCGGGCCACTTGGGGCACCGATGGCCTTGGCCACTGCCTTGTAGGAGCCGAGGCTCTTTCGGGCAAAGGCCAAGACCTGTGCATAGTATTGGTCGTCTTTGTTCATGTCCGTAACTGTAGCACACATCCAACAAAAAAATAAAAGATTTTTTATTGTGGTTGTATAAATTTATCTTTTACTGTGTTATGATTCGTTTCACCAACAACCACCCACGAAAGGTAAACACGATGGAAATCAAGCAGATAGCAGCAGCCCTGGTGAAAGCCCAGCGCGAGTTCGGGCCAGCCCTGAAGTCCAGCAGCAACCCACACTTCAAAAGCCGGTATGCAGACCTTGCGGCCTGCGTCGAGGCGGTGATGGATGGCCTCAACAACAACGGCATTGCCCTGGTGCAACAAACCCACGAGTGCGAGGCCGGGGTGATTGTTGAAACGGTCTTTGTGCACGAGTCCGGTGAGACCTACAGCGCAGGCAAGCTGCACGTGCCAGCGGTCAAGCACGACGCCCAGGGGTACGGCAGCGCACTGACCTATGCACGCCGCTACAGCCTGATGGCAGCCTGTGGCATTGCACCAGAGGACGACGACGGCAACGCAGCCAGCAAGCGCACGCCTGCGGTGCTGGACGGTTACGCCGAGTTTGAGAAAGCCACCCTGCCAGCCATGCGCGAGGCTGCCATGCAAGGCGAGAAGGCTTTGTCCGATGCGTTCATGGCCCTGCCCAAGTCAGCCCACAAGGCAGCCTTCTGGCAAGCCCAAGGCCCTGCCCTCAAGAAGGCAGCCAAGACAGCCGACACACAGGGAGCTGCAGAATGATCGAGCAAGGGACACCTGAATGGTTCGCCCAGCGCTTGGGCAAGGTCACCGCAAGCCGTGTGGCCGACATCATGGCCAAGACCAAGACAGGAGTTGCAGCCAGCCGGGGCAACTACCTGGCGCAGCTGGTGGCCGAGCGCCTGACTGGCCAAAGCGCCGACACCTTTAAAAGCGGTGCTATGCAGCACGGCACCGAGACAGAGCCACAAGCTCGGATGGTGTACGAGGCCGAGACTGGCCAGATCGTTGGCGAAGTTTCCATGATCACCCACCCGACCATTGAAATGTCGGGAGCCTCGCCGGACGGATTGGTTGGCGAGGATGGACTGGTCGAGATCAAGTGCCCTAACACCAGCACGCACATTGCCACGCTGTTGGCCGACAAAGCGCCCAGCGGGTACATGGCCCAGATGCAGTGGCAAATGGCTTGCACGGGCCGAGCCTGGTGCGACTTCGTGAGCTTTGACCCACGGATGCCAGACGACATGCAGCTGTTCATCAAACGAGTGCCACGCGACGAAGCCTTGATCGCTGAGTACGAGGCCGAGGTGATCAAGTTCCTGGCTGAGGTGCAGGAAACGGTCGACAAGCTGATTCACCTGCGGAGGGGCTTATGAACAAGCACACACCGGGGCCATGGGTTCTAGACTCAGGGGTATCCAGCAATGTGGTGTTGATTGACTCCAATACCACCAACGGTGCAGTCGGTGAAATTGTCGACTGCAGAAACCGCTCAGACGCCATCCTGATCGCCGCAGCACCTGATTTGCTGGAGGCGTTAAAAGTAGCGCGGCACATGATTGTTGAAGATGGAACACCGATTGGATGGTCAGTCAGCCGGATTGACGAAGTCATTGCTAAAGCAATCGGAGAAAAGCCATGAACGGGCGCGACCTGCGCGACGCTGGCTTGGCCCTGGTTGCTCGGGGCCGAGAGGACTGGCTGGCTTATGCCAGGTCGGTTGCGATCGAGGTTGCCGAGGCAACTGGCCAAGTCACCATCAATGAGGTCAGGGAGCGTGTGGAGCTGCCTGCCGATTACCACCCCAACACCTGGGGTGCGGTTTTTAAGGGTGACGCCTTCGAGCCGATTGGATATTGTCAAGCAACCCACCCATCAGCCCACGCTCGGGTCGTTCGGGTTTACAAACTGAAGGAGCAAGCATGAAAGCAAACGGACTGGCACGCATCGGAAAAGACGCCGAGGTGCGATACACACCAGGCGGGGCAGCGGTGGCCAACGTCTCTCTGGCATTCACTTATGGCAAAAAAGGCGACGACGGCAAGCGCCCAACGCAGTGGGTCGATGCCTCGCTGTGGGGCCAACGCGCAGAGTCACTGGCACCGTACATCAAGAAGGGTGGCCAGATCGTGGCATACCTTGAGGATGTGAGCATCCAGACATTCACCAAAGGCGACGGCACGCAGGCCACCAAGATGGTGGCACGCTTGGTCGACCTAGAGTTTGTGGCCGGTGGCGAGCAGGCAAGCAGCCAACCAAAGCCGCAGCCAAGACCACAGGCAGCACCACAGTCGCACGGCTCAGGCTTTGACGACATGGACGACGATATTCCCTTTTGAAAACTGGAGCAACTATGAGCACACGCATTTACCTGGTCACCGACGTGGAGACCAACAAGCACCGCCTGATTCGCGCAGGCAACCAGGCCCAGGCCATCCGGCACGCAGCCCAGACCCGCTTTGACATTGAGGTGGCCGGCCAAGACGATCTGGTCAGCCTGCTGACTGGTGGCATCCCAATCGAGCTGGCCGGTGGGCCTGCGACGGCAGATATGTTTGAAGAAGCAAAGGAGACAGCATGAGCAACGAACTGATCGCACGTGTATGCCATGAGGTGAATCGCGCATATTGCCAAGCACTTGGCGACATGAGCCAGCCAACATGGGAGGACGCACCTCAGTGGCAAAAGGACAGCGCCATGCTTGGCGTCAAGCTGCACACCGAAAACAATGTCGGGCCTGAAGCGAGCCACGAAAGCTGGATGGCCCAGAAGGTTGCAGATGGCTGGGTGTACGGGCCAGAGAAAAACCCAGATGCCAAGACCCATCATTGCATCGTGCCATTTGACATGCTGCCACGCGAGCAGCAGGCCAAGGATTTTATTTTCCGAGCTGTGGTGCATGCTCTTCGGCAAACTGCGCCATCAACAGGAGATGCAGAATGACCACCAAGAACAAGACCCAATATGTGACCGTCCGCCTGTCGGACGAGGTCATGGCCAAGCTCAAGGCCGAGGCCGAGCGCAACACGCGCAGCCTGAGCGCCCAGGTGCTGCACTACATTCGGCTGGAGCTGGACAAGGTCAAAGCATGAAGAAGGAGATCAAGGTCAGCATTGAGCTGTGGATGCACAAGTGGCCGGTGTTCGCTGTTGGTTTTGCCCATGGCGAGTTCTTCCTGTCTTTGTGGATCGTTGACCTGCGCGTCTGGCGAGGTTACTGATGGACAAGCGTTACATCCTGATGGCCATGCTTCGGCCATCCACCATCCACCTGGCTGCCTGCCGTGCCCTGCGGTGCGGGTCGCGGCCAGGCCTGTCGGTGTTCTTTGACCGGGTCGACAAGACCTTCAGCATTTTGGAGTTCAAACCATGACCGAAGACGAAATGAACCTGGACATGCTCGTTGCAGAGCTGGAGCAGGAAAACCGGCTTTTGAGAGCCAGAAACGAGCGCTTGATGGCAGAGGCCCAAGCCAGCAACTTTGAGCGCACAGCGGCCTGGCTGAAGGCCTGCGGCAAGGTTCCTGGGGCTGCTGCGCTGTCGGTGCAGATCGGCTGCCAGATCGAGGAGTTCTGTGAGTTCTTGAATTGCCTGGATTTTGATTCAGCCAGGGACTTGGGAAACGTGGAATCTTGCTCGGACGATTTGATGCTGGTGGCCACGGCACTCAAAAAAGGTCTTGTGATGGGATTTGTCAACCCAAGCGACCGGGTCGATGCACTGGATGCCTTGTGCGACATCGAGGTCACAGGCAACGGTGTGGCATACCTGGCAGGCTTCGACAAGCGTGGAGCCGACCAGGCCGTGCTGGCCAGCAACGACGCCAAGCTGGTGGACGGCAAGCCGGTAATCCTGCCAGGCGGCAAGATCGGCAAACCAGAGGGCTGGAAGGCTCCAGACCTGTCGGGGTTTGTGTGAAGAAAAAGCGCCAGCCACGCCCGAAGCGGTACACCTTGCTCGACGAGATGACCGCAAGTCCGACCGAGCCTTTGCCACAGGCTTGGCGGACGCACCAGCTCACCAAGATGTACCAAGGCCTGCACCAACTAGAGCAAGGCGAAGACCCGCAGCCAAACGACTGGCGGCTGGTGTCGGACGCCATCAACCTGGTGGAGACGCTGGTGCAGGAGATGAAAGTCTGCGAGGACGGCAGCGGCCTGCTCATGGACGCCATCACCGCCATGGCCAAGGCAGGCAAGCGCAGCAAGGCAGGGCAAAGCCTGCGCCTGGACGGTGAAGGCATCGTGGCCGTGCGCTCAATCCTGAGCGACTATGCCGAGCTGATCGACGTGCTGCCAGCCAGGGTGATGGTGCGCTGCCACAGGCTGACCGAAAAGCGCCTGCATGAAATCCTGGACGGCAAGCGTGGGCCGCATGACATTGAGCTGATGGATTAGGGAAATCCCCTAGAAAATAATCTTCTATTCCTTGTGTGCGTTTGTGGGTGTTTGTGCTATAATCAAAGCATCGCAACACAAACGGAGATGACCATGGATGAAGAAACAAAATGCAAAGATGGCAAAACGATCAAGCTGACCAGGGAGGAATATCTTGAGCTTGAGCGAGCCATGCAATGGCCAGACGAACTGCCTGCATACGACAGACTGAACAAGCCCACAAATTTTGCCGAAGTGCTTGGCAGCCTTACAACACTTTAAGGAGACCACCATGATCAAACGCTACCACCTCATCCTGGCCATCATCGCCCTGATCGCAGCCATGGGCATTGTTGGCCAGAGCGACTTCGAGGACGAGCAGGCCCAGGCAGAGCAATACTGCGAAATGGTCAAGCTCTGGAAGCAGACCAAAGGCCAGGCCGGTTGGCCAGCCTACAACGGTGAAGGGGTGTGCAAATGAAGACTGAGACCAGCATCCACCGGGTGGCCAAGATTGAGATTGGCGAGCGCCGGTTCCACGCCAGCTCGACAAGCCCATTCTGGTGCCGTAGCATCACAGTAACCGACGAAGATGGCCACAGCCACACGCTGGAGCTTTACAGCCACAGCGAAGACGAAGACACAGCATTGAAGGTGACCGCATGACATACCTAGCTGAAATCGAAAGCACCGTCTCCGGCATCCCTTGCCTGATTGGCGTGACGGAGTTCAGCAGCGTGAGTGGCTCGTACAGCTACAACGCGCCAAGCGACATGGATTATTACGGGTACAGCGAAAGCGGGTGGGACGTTCTAGACCGACGTGGCCGTCCGGCTGCCTGGCTGGAGCGCAAGCTCACGGACGCAGATCGCAGCCGCATCGAGCGTGAGATCGAGGAAGCCATGACCGAGGATTCGTACTGATGGACGCGCTCGAACATTACGACCAGCTTTATGGTGACTTGGGCCTGTCACCAAACGACGCAGCCAAGTGGGTCTTTATCTCCGGCTGGAACAGCGCCATGCAAGAGGCCATGAAGCGTGTGCAGACCATGCCATTTGGCAAAGACACCAAGGCCAGCTTTGCCATTTACTTTCAGCAGATGATGAAGGTCGACGCCGAAGAGATCAAGGCAGGCATGCAATGACCCACTGCGACGACTGCAAACGCGAAAGGCTGCCAGATGGTGGCATCAGGCTGACACCGACCAGATGGGTGTGCGCAAGGTGCTGGACGCTGATATTGCAAAGGCGCAGCAGGTAAACAAAAAGCCCGAATCACCGGGCTTTTTTTTGGTCAGGCATAAGGCCTGGTTCCAGCCTTGTCGATGATCAGCGCCTGCTTGCGTGGGCTGGTGTCCTCGCTGTTTGGCACACTGATGTGAGTCCAACGGTCAAACTCGCGGATGACCTGGTCGTAGCCGATGCCGCTGGCCACGATGGCCTTCACCACTTGGTCTGGAGTCATGCCAGGCACACGGAAGTCGGCAGCGCAGCCAAGGCGGTGCTGACTGGTGTCTTTGCTGCCCACTGCGTCGTTGACCTTCTTGGTGCGCAGGCCTGAGCTGATGATGATGGGCTTGCCGTTCAGCACAACCTTGACCTGCTCCAGAAAGTCGGCCAGGCGCGTGAGGTTGGCAAGCTCCTGATCGTTGGGGCTGTTGTCCCATCCATTGCGCTCTGCGGTCTCGCTGGCCGTCAGTTCTTCCAGGGTGAAATGCGGTGTCAGGTTCATTTTTTACCTCGTGAATCCATGATCTTCTCAAGCGTGCGGCCACCAAAGTATGCGGACATCACCAGCATGCCCCATTGGCCAAGCAGGGTGACATAGGCCTCGGCCACACGAAACCCAAAGCCATCGAGCACAGCCAGCGCCAGGTATGCGCTCAGGATGTAAGCCAGGGTCATGGGCCGGATGTTCTTGGACAGCCAGGAGTCCGACGCCATGTCGGCCTTCCAGCGGTCGGACACACCAGCCTGCTCGGACTTGTACAGGTCGGTCTCGTTGGCCATCTTGGCCAGTTCGCCGTCCTGGGCCATCTTGGCCAGGTCTAGCTGAGCCTTGGCCTTGGCCTCGGGGTCTGGAATCAGCTTGTCGATCAGCTTGCCGCCGACATCAAGCAGGGCAGTCAATGGGAACATGGATCAACCTTTCGATGTGGTGATCTGGTCGTCGCCCTTGCTGACGGTGACCTTCTCGCCTTCGACCGTGACCCGCATGGGCTGCTCTTTGCGGTCGAGCTTGTCCAGCTTGTCGATCAATTGCTTCATGACCTCAAACTCGGGTTTCTCTTGCTTGGCGTTTGCACCAGCGATGCCGTTCAGCATGGAGATCAAAGCGGTGAGAGATGCGCCAAGCAAGCCCATAACAGCCGCGATCTTGTCCTTGTCCAGCACCAGGCTGGAAGCCACGCCGATGGTGACGATCAGGGTGATGTAGAACAGGCCGTGCTTGCCGATTGCGCGGCCTGCAACGTCCTTGGCTGGAGAGTTGGCTTCCAGCTTGTTCAGCTCGACCCGAGCCTGGGCTTTGATCAATTCAATCTGGTGCAGTTGCTCGTTCATCTTATCCACCCTTCATGTGGCCAGCAATCCAGGCCACAGCAGCGCCAACTGATGACGCGATGGTCATGCCCATCCAGAAGCCGCCGCGCCCTTTGTTGGCCAGCGCAAGCAGCTCCTCGACGTTGCGTTCCATCTTGTCTACCTTCTTGTCCATGTCCTGGACTTTCTGCCAAAGCACGCCGTACTTGACCAGGTCGATCTCGTTCCCATCCGCCATGATGTCGGCCTCCAGCATTTAGATGCCCTGGCCGGGCGTGACGTAGATGGTGGTCGCGCCAGAGGCCAGACCGCTGAAAAAGGTGTCCTTGTTGAAGCGCAAGATTTCAACAGCGCCTGGAACCAGCACGATGGCGTCCGAAGGCGTCCCAGCGACTGGAGCCACCGAAGCAGCCTGGGCCAGTGCAGCTGTCGGGCCAGTGCCCAGGAAAACGGTGTTCGAGCCTGCGTTCACAAAACGGTACTGGCCTGCGTTCTGAGGGTTGAACTTTTCGGAAACAGGAGCCTGCACGCCGGTGGGCGCAGTGCCTGCGGCAGCAACGACCACGGTCTTGCCAAGAGGGGTAAATGCAATTTGTGAATTGGTGGACATGTCAAACTCCTTTGCCTTTGTTTGCAACGACTGAGGCTTCAAAGGCCGCAATCACTTCTGGCGTGTGAACAGAAGAACACACGTCTTTTACTTTTTGATCTTCATCACCGTATGGCTGACCAGGAACAATGACTTTTCTTTCAAACGATGAAGAGATAACAGCATCATCCTGAATAACGTCAACGCGAAAGCGAATCTGTAAAGTTCCGTTAGGCACAACTTCAATCTGATCAACGCTAATTTGTTTTTCCACGTTCTTCTCCTTATGCGGTGATATATGTTGCAGTCAGAGAGTAGGACTGATTCGACGCCCACGCTGCCGCAAAGATAAGACCTGTTGTGTTGTTTGCCGTAACAAGAAAATCTTGAAGTGCGCCACTGACATTGTTCTCGCGTGTCCTTCCGGCGTAAACGTAATTCAACACGTTTTGCGATGTAAATGGAAGATTCGCAAAAAACAGCAAACCGCTTGCAGAGCCAGGATCTGTAATGTTGATTGTTATCTGCACCGTGACAGTTTTTCCAATTTTTACATAGGTTCCTGGTGCGGTGTACGAGGTGATTGTGCCTGCGCTAGAAGTGATCGTGGCGTTGAATGTGCCTTCTTCGTAATCACTTAGCAGCTCACTTGTGCCTGTGCCTGGCGTGGCAGAAAAGTCGATGCCTTTGCCACTTGTGCCAATGACGAGATTCCCATCAATGATGGTCTGATCGCCAAAGCGTGTAGATGGATTTCCAACTGTTTTGAGCATGATCAGCAATCCTGTGTGTTGATGAACTCAGGCAAGGTTTTCATATATTCGTAGCCTTGAGCGATGAAGTTTTTTCCATCAAGCGATGGAGTAAATGATGCGTGTCCGCTGTCAACTTCATCGGACTCAATCATTACCGTGTACTTGACAAGAAGTTGGTCTTTCCCACCGTGTATGTTGGTGATCTTGATGTACGCATTTTGAACAGTTAGCTCGCTTGCAAGAGGAACAAACTTGCTCGCAATTTGTGAAGCAGAGCCACCAAGCACAGATGTTTTTACAATCTTGCCAGCTGGAATTGTCCAAGTTTTTCTAAGTGCCATTTCAATCTCCTTAAAATTCAAAATTCAATGTTGAGTAATTGATCTCATTGATTGGAAGAATCGAAAACTTCCAAACATGGATGTAGTCCCCAGCAGACCACGCCGTACCCGCTTGCTTAAACAATTCCACTATTGGCGGGGTATTAGAAAATGTGCCAGGGCTTACTAATAGCCCCACAAATGTTGATCTTGTATTAATTGTAGTTGGCACAATAGAAACCGCTGTCCATATAGCCGCCCCTAATGCTGCATCACTAAATTGCAACGTGGTGTTCATGTTGCTGCTGTACTCAAGAAACACCAAATAAAAATTGGTATTGTTTGGAATGGTGTTTGGAACCATTGACAAACTTGCAAAACCTCCAGTTGTCAACGCTTCAACTTTTTGCGCTTCAGTGTCTGGAAATGTTCTGGCAAATGAACCAGAAGGTGTGAAAGTGTTATACGCCATATCACGTCCAAAATGATCTGGAGTGATTTTGTAAGCGTAGTCTTTGACTGGAAACAAGTTGTACAGGCCAGAGATTAATTCTGTGCCGTATGAGGCTCCATTGATGACTGTGGAATCTTGAATGGTCAGCGCACCAACATTGTTTGAACTTGGGTGATACAGGTACTCATACGAATACAAAGCGATGCTGCAATTCTGAAAAATCGCCTCGCCATTGGCACGCCAAAACAGCGCCATGCCGCCACCAGTTTCTGGTGGCACTGATGTGTCTTGGCAAAAAATTTCACACCCATTGAACACAGCTTTTCCTGAAATAACTTTCACGAATGCAGAAGTGCCAAGGCTGTTTGCAGCGTACTCGCCCATGTAGCCGCTGTTGAATGTGACCACGTTGGTGTTGACGCCCATTTCAACAACGATCTGTGTGAAATCACAAGCATCAATCAACAAGCTATTGAACGTAATGTCGCTGTTGCCGTCGATGCGGTTTGTGCCGCCAACATAAATGGCTGGGCCTGTGTTTGCGCCAGTAACATGGCACTCGTTGTACGTGCTGCTGTGGTTTGCGCCCTCAAGATGGAAGCCGCCATTCACGTTGAAGTGGCTGTAGCAATCCCAGAAGTTGCACATCCAACTGTCTGCCATCCAGAAAGCAGTATCGCATCCTTGGACGTAAATGCCTCGCGCATCAATCTGATGGCGATATCGAATGTGCATTCCATAGGTTGCCAGGGAATTGCCATCCAACTTAATGTCGTGAATCTTGTACTCGGCAATGCCAGCATAAATGTCGATTGTGTCGTAAAGATCAATGACAGACGTCATTGATGCACCAGCCTTGATGCTGGTGAGCATGAAAGATTCGCCAATCAAGCCTGCCTGCGGAAACGATGCAAGATCAATGGGGGTGTTGATCAGGTAAGTTCCTTGGGGAAGAAACACGAATTTGCCTTGAGTCAAGGCGGCTTGAATCTTTGGCTGCACATCAATGACTGGCGTTCCTGATTTGACATCTGCAATTTCTGCTGCCGTCATGAAATCAAAAACGCTCACGGTGTCACGCAGGCGTGACTGGACAGATCGCGGAATTGCTCCGGAGCCTGCTTGTAAAAATGTGACATCTGAAGAATCAACGCTGCTTAAAACAACATCGCTGTATCGCTCTGTCGCAGATGGTGCGCTGTAGACTGTACTGCCGTTCCTGTTCATTACTCGGATGCTGTAGTCGCTATTGACGTACAAACGAGCAGGCGTGCCATTGCGTGATGGATAGCCGCCAAGTGTGCGGATGGGTTGAGGCGCAAGGATGGTCAGCGCATCGTCCCAATACACATTGATCGGGTTGACCTGTGGGTCAAGATTTGCCTGACCAATCCAGACATAACCTGCCTCAAGAGGCTGGCCATCGATGTCCGTAAAGATCGGATAGGTGGGTTGGATCGAGAGTGCGGACATTACTGGTTCTCCTGTTCAAATTGCTCCTGGGCCTGCAGCGATTGAACAATGAATTTCTCACGCGCACTCATTTCACGTGGGAGTTTCACCTCATCGGCAAACTTTTACGGTAGCCCTTGATGGGTTGCTGTTGGTGGAAACGGCCTCAACAGCCAGGCGCTGGAACTCAGGCGAGGCGATCAGATCGTCGGCAGCCTTGAGGGCGTTTGTCTTGCCCTTGGTCAATGCAGCGGTCAAACCGGACGCAATACCAGCACCAGGCAGGCCGACAAGGCTTGTGGCTGCCTCAATTGGCACACCGACGGCTGCACGCTTGGCCAGGCCGTAGATGTTCGACAGCATGTTGTCAGCGCCCTGCAGCTCCTGCTGGACGGCTTGAATGCGTCCAGTGGTAATGCGCTCGCGGGTGGCCTTGCTCACGTTGCTGGACACACGGTACAGGTCGGACAGCTGCTTGCGTGCAGGCTGTGGCAGGTTGGCCATCAGCGCAGCATAAGCCTGCTTGTTGGCCAGCAGGCCCTCGTACCACTTGGCATAGGTGTTGAAGTTCAGCGTGCCATTTTGGGTGGCTTTGCCGAATGCGGTGTTCAGCGACGAGGCTGTGACTGCCTGGCGCATGTCCTTGGGGATGGCGGTCAGAATCTTGGCCAGCTTGTCGGCGTCGCCTTTTGATAAGGACATGGTGGCCGATTCCAGCTTGCTGACAAGGCTCTGATCGAGCTGTCGGCCAAATAAGGAAGTCATGTCATCTTCAAAGCCTTTGCGCATCTGCACCAGGCTCTTGGCCAGTCGATAGCTCTCGCCTTGGCCAGCGGTCTGCGCCAGCGCAAACTGGTCATCGTCGATCAGGCGATAAAGCTGCTTTGCAAGGCCGGTGTCAGCATCAGCAAATGGGCCAGCCTGGCGTGCAGCAGCACCAACGTCGCGCCGAACGTCGTCGATCAGGGCATAAGTCGGGGCACGGGTGCCGATGACGTTGCCTGCATCGTCTTTGATGGGCTTGGGCGTGAGCTTGCTGCGCACCATTTTTTCGAGCGCGGACAGGTTTTCTGGGCCATCCAGATCGTCGGCACGCTTTTGCACAAAGTTCAGCACGTTGTCAGCCTGGCCACGAGTCTGAGATGGAATCTGCGTGCGCAGTGCCTTGTAGGCATCGTCGGCTTGGTTGGACAGGTTGGTCACCGTCTGGTCGAGCTGCGTGCGCACGGACTGGTTGAGCCTGCTCAGGTCTGTGGTGCCACCGATCTCGGTGATCAGGTTGTCGGCACGCTGGCCAACTTGCTCCAGGCCCTTGATCTCGGATGCGCGAGCCTGGCTGCCGGGGATGGACTTCACGGCTTGGGCCAGCTCACGGTAAGCCTGGTTTGAGGTCAGGTGATCGGGCTGTAAATATTCGTCGATGCCAAGGCGTCGGGCAGCCTCCAGCACCTTTGGATCGGGTGCGGCTTGGCCAGCCAGCACAGAAGTGGCTCGGGTTGCGCCCATGCCACCCTCGGCTGCGGTGCGTGCGGTCGTGGCCAGCTCTTGCGGTGTCATGGCAGCAGTTGGCGGAACGGCAGCAACTTGTGGCTGCGCTGTAGGCGCAGCCTGAGCGGAACGCGCAGGCATGGCTGAGCTGATTGGTGCGCCTTGCTTGATGGACTCCAGGTTCACAACCTTGCCAGTGCCTTTTCCAACAGGAACCAAGGCAGGAATGAACTCGTCTTTATTGAGGACAGCGGCTGCATGGCGGTGGTTGCCATCGATCACTCGCATGCCATCATCCAGACGAATCGGCAAAACATCCTCGACTCGACGGATGTCTTGAATCGATTGGGATTTTGCGATCTGCTCGGCTGTGAATGTGGAAGAAGCATTCAGGTAGTCGTCGCCAACCTGCGTCGGAATGACGTCAGAGGTTTTGACCATACGCAGCTCAAAATCAACATCCGGTGCTGCTTGGGCGCGTCGGCTGATTGCTGTGAAAACGTCCTTTGTCTCGGGCGCTTGCACACGGCTTTTCTGAATCCAGTCATCCAACAGAGTACCTGTCTTGCTTTGTGGGACTGGCGGAACTTCTGGTGCTGCAGCACGGACAGGCGCAGCAGGCGCAGACGGTGCCATTGCCGTGCCCATAGGAGCGCCAGCCGGGGCCGTAGGGCCAGCGGCAGGGGTAACGGGCGCACGGGCAGCACGGACGGCCTGAACGCCGCGAACAGCGGCAGGCAGGACGGGAGCAAGCACGGCAGTCGTGGCCACCTCGCCAGTGTCAAACCTACCGCCAGTTGCAGCTTGTGTGGCCTCGATGGCAGCCTGGGTGCCACCAGCAGCCAAAGCCATGCCTGGCAGCGTTGCTGCGCGGCCAGCAGGTGTGAAGGCAGCCAAAGCGCCAGCAGCACGGGGAATGTCGCTCACCTGGAAGCCGGGCTTGATGGCGTACATCTGGCCGTCGATCGACGACTGCAGCACGAAGTTGCCCTTCTCGTCCTGGCTGACTTGCACGCCGGGAAAGTTGGACTGGATGACCTGCACAGTTTCCTGTGGGTTGGTCATCATGGTGCCCAGGGCCGACTTGAAGCTGGACATGCTGAAGGTGTTGAGCTCCGGCATGCCTGCATAGTCCGGCAGCGCTTGGGTGGTGGGCGTTTGGCGCTCAGCACCAGTGAAGGCCTCACGGATGCCACCCAAAACGCCCAAGGACTCGGTGCCCTTGATCTGCATGCCAGCAGGTGCACGCACCATGCCATTCTTGACGTCGGCCTCCAAGTCCATCATTTCCTGACGGGTCATGCGGCCTGTGTTGTATGCCTCCACCACAGTCGGTGGCAGCTCGGCAACCTGCGTGCTGGCAGCCGTGCCTTGAGCTGGCGCAGGCTGTTGGCCACGCAAAGCAGCGCCGCGGGGCAGCATGAGCACGCCAGACTTGACGTCGGCCTCAAAGTCTGCCGCCTCTTCAGGCGTCATCTGGCCGGAGCTGTAGGCATTGAAGATGTTTTGAATCGAGCCAGGGGCCATAGCAGAACCACCAGCAACAGCGCCAGCACCACCTCGGGCTGCCATAACGCGCTGAAAGGTACTGTCGCCACCTCCTGGGAGCGTGGCAGGCGTGGCGGCTTGCTCTTGGCCAACACCGGAACTCACGCGCTCGATGTAAGACTTCGTGCGAGGCCCCCAGTTTTTGGGGTTGGTGCCGCCGTGATATTCGGCAGCGGCCAGCTTGATGTCGCCCTTGTTGCGCTGCAGCGATTCCTTGAGCAGCAGGCCAGCAGCCTCGGCTGCGTTCTGTGGGCTGAGGTAAGCATCGACGCCGTACTTGTCCAGCACAGCCTTGCGCGTGGCAGGGATGATCTGGAACGGGGTCTTGGCGTTGGCCTCGGACACCTGGTCAGCATTGCTGCGCTCGCCGTAAAGCAAGACAGACTTCAGCAGGCCAGAAGGCAGGCCGAGCTTTTGCTCAGTGCCAGCGGCCAGGTCAGACCAGAACGGGTCTTTGTAGCTGTTTGGGGCTTGTGTCGCCATCGTTTGTCCTTAGCGGCCAGGCTGGAAAGTACCGCTGCCAAGCGTGCCAGGGGTGGGCACTTGGCCGGTTTGTGGGTTCATCCAGCGCATGTAGCTGCGCTGCTGTGTGGCCACGTTGGCTTGCTGTGCTGCCAGGCCTTGTGCGCGTTGCTCGCCGTACTGGCGCATAAAGTCCACGAAGGTCGTGCCAGCAGGAATCTGGATGCCGCCGATGTTGATGTCGGTCTTGGCACGGCCAAGGGAGCCGGTCGAGTTGACCCACTCAGCCTCGGCAGCTTTTGCCGCGCCTTCATACTGCTGCAGCTTGGCCATGCCACGCAAGAACGAGCCGATGGTCTGCGCGTTGGCAGTTTCTTCGGGAAAACCCTTAAGGGCCATCTGAATGTCTTTGTCGGTCGCAGGGCCAGGTGGCAGGGACTTGATCGCCTGGGTGTTGCGCAGCCGGGTGTATTCCTGGCGCATCTGCGTCCACTCGTCCTGTCGGCCAGTAGCGCCTGCGAACCACTCTGTGGCCTTGGTGCCCAAGCCTTTGCCGCCCTGTGCGGATTCAATGCGGCCAGCCAGGTCAAGCATGCGGCCTGCGGATTGCTCTGCACCAACGGCAGCAATGGTCGCGTCGTTCACGATCTTGTTTGCGTCTGGTGTGAGCTTTGTGCCAGCTTGGCCAAGTTCAAACAGCTTCAACTCCACATCGGTCTGCAACTTGTCGCGGTCAAGCGCCAAGCGGCCAGAACGGTCTGCGATCTGGCTGTCGATGTTTTTGATTTGTGCAGCGGTGTTGGTGTTTTCCAAAGCCAAGCGGGTCGGGGTGTTGGCAGTGATGAGCTCTTCTTTTGTTGCGCCTGCAACGCCTGTGCGAATTTCTGCCGGGGCCTTTCGAGCCTTGATTGATGCTTCTAAAACTTTGTCGCCGCCAGGAATAGCACCGAGCATTGTTCCCATGTTGACCTCTGAAAACTTTGGATTGATCTCCGCCAGTTTTGCATAGGTCTCAAATGTTTTTGCCTTGTCAGGACGTCCTGCATTGCGCTCAGCTTCTGCCCGTTGATTTAACAGGTCGATGCCTATTTGAGGTGCACCTGAATTGAAGGCCGAAACAACTTGAGCACCAAAGCGCAGCTCAGAGTCTTGCTGGTCTTTGTTTAGCGTGTCCCAGTTTGCGCGGATGCTTGCGGCTTCTTTTTCAGGAAGCAGCATGGCCAGATTGGTGAAATCACGAGCAGTCGGGTTTGGATTGTTGATCAGGGACTTGTAGCCCTGGTTCAGCATTTCCTGGCGCTGCATAGTCTGCTGCGCGGCCTGCTGCTTTGCAATTTGTTCCTGCTTCAAAGCCTCTGTGCTCATGCCGAGCTGATAGCCTCGCAAGGCCTCAACAAACGGCTGCGCAACGTTAATCGAATAATCTGGAAGTGTGGCCATGTCAGAACCCTGCCTGTTGTGCTTGTAGCATCGAGGTTTGCTGCGAACCTGGTGTCGTGCCAAACTGGGATGCTATGTTTTGATTTTGCAAGGCTTGTCGTCCAAAGTACTGGCCCCCAATGTTTGCCAGACCTGAGATCGTTCCGCCATAAGCCTGAGCCTGGCCAAGAGCGCCAGCAGCTTGCGCAGCGCCTTGTTGTCCAAGCAGGTTTGCGATGTTTGTGCCCATAGCCTGGCCAGCAGTACCAACACCGGCAGCAGATTGCTGGCCAAGTGAGGTCAAGCCACCAAGGCGGCTGTATTGCTGTTCGATCAGGCCGGACAAAAGCTGAGGACGGAACTGAGCGAGCGCTGCCTGGACATTTCCGCCACGCAGGCCACCAGTGGCCGATGCTCTTTGCAGAATTGCCTCTTCGCCTTGACGCGCAAGCGCTTGGAATGTTTCGCCGCCTCGAATTCGATCAATGGCTGCACGCTCGGCCTCTGGGCCTTGCATACCAAGAAACGCCTGCTGCTGAGTTAATGCTGGCTCACCGACAGCAACGTAAGGCTTGAGCAACTCTTGGATTTTGTCGAACTGGCGACGCTGCTCTGCAATACCTGCTTCAGCCGATCCGGCCTGTGCAGAAGCGGCATCACCTGCGGCCTCTGCGCCCATGTAACCTGTGACGAGTGTGGCACCAGCCACTGCAACTAAACCCCATGTCATTTCAGTACCTCCTGTTGAGTTGGAGCAGTAAGGCCCAGAATTTCTGGATCAATGTGCTCAGCTTCAATCACCGCTAAATCTTGCGAATCATCTTTGTTGACGTGGACAGTCACAAACTGCGTGTCCTCCAATGCAAGCACAACTCGCTTGACGCCAGCGGGGGAAATTGAAATGTGTCCAGCCTCCACCACCATTCGTCCAAACTCACTGATGACTTCGGCTCTGCCTTTGAGCACCAGCAAGAAATGCTCGTGCTTGTGGATTTTGCCGACCATAAGCATGCCAGCAGGCACGACCAACTCACGAAGGTACATGCCTGGTGCAAAGAAATGACGGGGTTCTGGCTGCTTTGACTGCATGGGCAACATGGCCTCTTGCAGCTTTTGGATTTTTTCACGAGTTGGTGCCATAGCGTCAAGCGCTTTGGCTTCGTGATTTTCCGAGACAGTCAGCATCGTTTCTTCATCCTTGGACGAGTGAGCTACTGGCTGCTCGGACGGCTCAGTGCAGCTATTGTCCCACATTTGCATTCCCTGTCAATCCATCTCAAATTCGCGTTCTTCCCAGGCTTGGCAGCTGCGCAAGTCGTGGCAGATGAAGTCAAACTTGTGGCAGTAGCCACGAAAACCAGCGTCGGTGTCCCAATCGTTGCGCGGAATGCGCTCCATCAAGGCCTGCTTGTAGGTGCTGTTGTCGTAATACTCGCAATTCGAGCAGCGACGACGACGAGCCTCTTTCTCGTCAACCTGCATGGCCTTGCCAAGTGCAACCCAGTAGACCTTGTTGGCCGTTGGCTCGTTGCTTGGGTTTTCCGGGCCAAGCATCCAGTCGTCGATCACCACCTGGGTGTTCTTTTTGTTCTCGGCTGTCGTGATAAACGGCATTGATTCAGGCAGGCCACCAAAGCCTGCGAGCATGATTTTGGGCATGTCCATTTCGATCTCCTTATGTGATTTCGCGGCCAGATGCGCGGATGGTCAGCGCAGTGGCTGTGCCGGTGGTAGAGATGAATCCACCAGAGGCCAGCACTTGGCCAACCAGCTCGGGGAAGGTGTAGGTCTCGTCTGGTGCAATTGCGCGGCTGTCCACGACCAAGTTGGTCGCGCCTGCGGTGCCGCCAACGCTCACCAAGTTGACGCTGATCAGCGCATTGCTGGCGCTGGTGTTGGTGGCCGTGAATTTATCAATGATGGCCGTGCAATTGGTCGCCGTGTATTGCGTGGTCTGCGCGGCTTCCATCTGCTTGGAGCCAATGAGGGGTTTTGCTGTGACTGCCATGTCGTTCTCCTTAAGTGGCTTCTGCGCCGCTGGCGATGATGGTCAGGCCTGCGGATGCAGCCTGGATTTGAATAGTGTCGCCTGCGTTCAACACCTCGATGCCGTTGTACTGCAGGGTGTTGTTTGCAGGAACGGAAACGTCATAAAGAAACGCATTGCCAGTGCCTGCTGATCCTGCCGACGGCACCAAGAAAACGCGCACATTGATGGCCGCGCCTGTTGTGTTGGCGATGCTGAATTCTTTGAGCAGCGTGCGAGTGCTGGCCGGGACGGTGTACAGCGTGGTGACGCCAGTCGTGATGGCGGCTTGGCCGAGTTTAGTGGGTGTGATTACATCGAAAGCCATGTGAGCACCTGATTAGATCGCAC